ACGACCACAGACCTATCGCGGTGCATTACCTCGACGATGGTGCCAAACGGCAGGCACCGGGAAGCTGCGGTTAAGGCGGTGCTTCGGAAAGGCTCCCCGGATGCGGTGGGGCGTCCATTGTGGCTGGCGCCATACCATGACGCCAGCCCGGTTGGTGGGCACCGTGGCGACGCCTGGGCGGCACCAGCGGCGAAGATCAGGGTGGCTAGGGCCACCCTGGCGCCACTCATGGCGGAGCCTCCGTTACTCGGCCAATCGTAATATTGCTCTGCGCGCGGATGTCCTTATTGCTCCAGGACCAGCATTGTCCGTCATAATCGAACACGACCCAGAGCAGATCGTGCTCGATCCCATAATCAATCACCATTTGCGCCATGCCTTTGCCGTGCGGCGTGCGGACGGGGATGGGCGGGTTGAGTTGAGTGATCATGGCTTCACCTCCAGGGCTGCGCGGATGCTTTCCATGGTGGCATTCCAGAGATTGGCCGTCTCAACTGCCGTAAGTTGATCCGATGCCATGCCTTCCATTGCCGCTTCGGCGTGCTGAAGCGCCTCCCGCAGCCGTTCAATTTCATTGGCTGCTGCCGTCATTACATCAGACGCCGCGTCCTCCTGCTCTCCTTTGCCGCATAATTTAAATGCCCAATATCTGAGTAGCTCGCTCATGGCTTCACCCCCGGCGCTGCTGCGACCATGGCGCGGTATAAAGCCACGATCCCATGGCCATGCGCACTTGATGCATGTCCTGCATCAAACATTTCCTCAGTCGGCTCTACCGGCACCACGGCCCACCCTGCCGCGCGGATGGCGGCGAGGGCGGCAGTAGTAGCGTCATCCAGCCGCCGACGCTCCAAAGCGCCCAGCCGGTTGAGGGGATTTCCGCTCATGTGTGGCGAGTTGTTCATAGAGAAATGCTTCGCCATTGCCATTGCCATCATCTCCACCAGTTCGGCTTCGTCTTTTGCTGGTTCGCTCATTCCACAATCCCCCAATGGCTGATGCTTGCAGGTTCTGCTGTCCCCGGCTCCCACCAGCGCAGCATGGCGCGGATGGCGCGGGGGAGTTCCATGTCGCGTTCGTACCGGCGCATTTCATTCGGGTATTCGTCTCGATAAGGATACGAGCCGCTGGCATTTTCCGCCAATTCCTCGACAGCCTCCTCCATCAGAGGGCGCACCTGCTCAAGCCTCACACGCATCGCCTGCAACATCTGCATATGCTCGCGCAGGCTGCTGCTGGCACCCTCGATGTAATTGGCGGCGTCGTTCAGCAGAGCCTGATTGTGGGACACATAAAACCCCGCCATAAAGCGCAGGCCGTCGATCATCTCGGGGACGGTTCGCATCTTGTTCATACCCCCGCCTCGATCCGCATGGCGCTGGCCAAATAGTGTTTGGCGAGCACCTCGCGCCCATATGCCATATGCTCTGCGGCGATGGCCTGTAGCATCACGGAGACGTGAGCATCCAGCGCCGCCGGAATTCCGGGGTGGCAATGCCCAACGCGTGCGATGGTCATGGCGATCTTGGTGGCCTCGTCGCGCATTTCCTCGGCGCATTTGAGGTAGCGGGCATCGACGGACGTGACAGCCATTTTCTGAAGATTCTCCATCACAAAAACCCCACGACCATCTTAATGTATTGCAGATCGTGCCGGGCGGCGTCGTCGTCGCCGTTGGAACGGTGGGTGAGGTATTCCGCCACCGTAGCCAGCACCTCGCGGGCCACTTCGGGATTGGCGGGCGTTTCGCGGCTGATTTGTTTGACGCGCTGCGCCATTTCCAAATCCACCAGCTTGATGGGTAGGGGGTTATCCATGTGTTTCGTCCTTCCGTGATGTTGCGAGGTAGATAGCCTTGCCGCCCGCACCCAGGCGGCTTTTCCGGTAGAATTCAATTGGGCCATAGAGCGCGCATTTGATTTGCAGGTTGCGCATCATGGCCATGGCCGACTGCCTCCATGTTCTGGGGCGCTCGGCTTTGGTGAGGTAGATCGCGTCGGCCAGCGCCTCCAAAGGCACTTCCTCGCCGCACCGCGCGGCGAGGAATTTAACCGCGCGAGCTTCGTGCGGCGTGAAGTGCAGGTCGAGTTTCATTTAAAACTTTCCAAAAATGCGAGGGGTTCCCCCGACTTTCGTCGGGGGTTTTTGCTCAAAAGTTGTAATCGTAAAATTTGACCGGCTTGTCGCCCAGCGAGTAGCGATTGTCGTGGGCGTCATACCACTGACTATCGCGGCGCAGGCGGATGCGGATAACCTTGCGTTCCAAGTCGCTGCTGATGAACCACTTCTGGTCGCGCTGGTTTACCACCGTGCCGAAGAACCCACCGGGCACAAAGTCCATTTTCCAAGAATCGTCGCGGTCGGCCTTCATCGCGCGGATTTCGATGGTCTTGGGGCTGATCTGGCGGATAACTTCGTAGGGGTTCACATCGCTGTAGCCGAGCTTGTTGGCGTAGGGGGCGACGGTCATGGTGGTGTTGGTTGCGGTGGTCATTGGGTGGGTTCCTTTCTCTCAGGCGTCGTTGCCTGGAGATTTTATAAACCCACCCCGGAAAAAAGAAAATAGCCTTTCCGCCTAAATCGGAAGATTTTTTTGACAAAAATGCAGGGACGGGTTCAGCCGTCGTCCGGCATCAACACGTTGCCGATTTTGACATAAAGACCCATGGCCACCGCAGATGACGGCGGCACGCTGGCGTAGCCAATTTGTTTCGCCGTTTCGTAAACGATCATCATCACGGTGGGATTGCGTGACAACACCTCTTCCAACGCCTTTCGCGCGGAAGCTGCAATCAGGCAATTGTCAGGGTCAATCTTTTCGATCTTCTCGCTCTTCACGCGGAACGTCCCGCTTTGACGCGAATGCGCGGCTTACCGGCTAATTGCTGGCCGCGAAACCACGCGACCCCATTTACAATTTCGCACAATTCTGGCGGCATAAGCTCTCCGTCCTTCCATGTTAAAACGGCAAAGCCGGGATTCCAAAGTCTGGTATTGCCTTGCATGTAGCCAAAACATGGCCATGCTGGATCAGCCAACATGCCAATCTGCACGCCATATCGGCGCCCGCGCATATCGACCATTGGTTTCACTTCCAACGAGTGCGTATCGCCGGAAACAAAAGAAACGCCTGCTTTGACCGCGTTATTCCATCCCGCATGAATTCCGCCGTGGAACCTGTGCATCACAACGGAGTCGTTCAAATCCAGTCGATGACACATTTTCCAATCTGGAAATTGCCCGGCGAAGTCAAATCCATCCACGCCTTCAAACATAGCAGCATTTAACGCTAAATATTTATCGAACCGATCATCATGATTGCCGCGCACCCAAAATCTCAACGCGCGCGGCGCTAGTCCCATAATATCGTCGAGATGCTGTTTGGCCGCGCTTAGTTCTTCTTTGACTTTGACGCGACGATTCCACCCCAGCGGGTCATGGCGCGATGGTTCGCCCATATCCACCAAATCGCCCACACTCAGCAAAATATCGGGCTGCACCAGAGGAATGGCGCGCAATAGCGCTTCATGCGCTAAGCTGCGGGGCTGTGACAGCGACGTCCAATGCGCATCGCTAAAAGCCACCGCAACGGCGTTTAAATGGTTGATTTTTAACGTCAATTCGCATTCCGGTGGATTATCCGGATCATACGCCACCGCCATCGCCTTGTGCGCTTTGCGCACATCGGGCTTGTTGAAACGACTGAGCGCCGCTTCGTATTGATTTGCAGCGGTTTTATTGCTCATCGGCGGTATAAATGACCGCGCCGCTGCCGTCACATTGCCGTGCAGCATCACCGCGTTATAGACTGGTTCTATGTCGCTCCACTGGTAAGCGGGCTGTGCCATGGTTGATAATCCTCATTTTGCAGGGGTTTCATCCAGAGCAGCCTTTGCTTTTGTCCACCGTGCAATGCGATCATCCCGCCCATTAAATCCGCCATTCACTCTGCGGGTGATGTCATCAAACCGTCCAGCGTCGGCTAACTCATTTAATTTTCTGTCGTTCCACCACCACGCGGCGCTTGTTCCAGCACCTTCCGCCGTTTCCAGCCACGCGCAAAACACGTCCAACGCCATGTCAGGCTTCAGCGCATCCCGCGCCGCCGTTGTGTTTGCACGCCCTGTTATTTGAATGGCTCCACGGCCCCGAAAACGCAGACCGTCGCCTTTCTCCGTGTTGCCCAGGTCGCGCCGCCCCTCATACTTCGCCTGCGCTTCCGTCGGCCCCCATATTTCTCGGGTGAATTTTCCGCCGCCACTCTCGTGTCCAACCTGCGCCAAAAAGGCGGCGATCCGGTCCTTGGTGTCGATGCCATACGTCGGGCAGGCGGCGGCGAAAGACGCTGCCCAGGCATCCGGATACACCCAGCCCAGTTGCTTCATCAGCGCCGTGGTGATCATTTTTGCAGCCGCTGAATGATGCCGTCCTTGGCCCGGCTGCCAGCCGAAGAGCCGAAATAGTAGGTGATCACACCGCCCCATGCGCTACCCAGTGCCCCCAGCATAACAAGCAACGCTTCCGACGCGCCATTGGACGGCAACCCGAATTTCAGCATCCAGAACAACACGCCGAAATAGCCCGTCGTCACAAGCCCGGCCAGCACCTTTGGCGCCCAGTCGTGAGTTTTGATTTCCCGGTTTCGTGCGCTGTTTCGATCTTCGCCAGCAAGGCGTTCCAGGTCGATGTCCAACTCCCGCATGTGGATCAGGAATTCCTGCTCCGCCTTTTTGAGCGCGAGAAGCTGCTCCGGGGTGGCGTTTTGCATCGCCGCCGCTATCTGCTCCTCCGATCCATCGGGACGCCCTAGGACGGCGTTGCTCACGGCGGTGACGGCCATGCCCGCTAGCGGGCCACCTAGCGCCGTGGCAATGGATGGCGCCACGGTGCGGATGATGTTCAGGATTTTGTCCATGGTCAGTCCTCCATGTAGAATTTTAGATTGGTCTTCAGCCGCTCGTCGTCCGGTGCCAAGGCCAGCGCCAATTGCCCTTGTTCAATGGCGACTGACTTCATGCCTAAGCGATACGCTGCAATAGCAGCATGGTCATGCGGTTGCGCGCCCCAAACTGCGGGATCAGATGAAAATGTGATGACTTTGATTGTGATCGCCAGCGCCCGCATGGCGTAGGCGAAGGATTCCGCCCACCGGCCCTGCCGGTAACACAACACCGAAAGCTCGCACCAAGGCTCCCGGGTGTTGGGTTCCTCCAGCGAAGCCAGTTGGAATTCCTTCTCCGCCTTGGCCTGCTCGCCCAATTGCCAATAGCATCGGCCCCGGGTCCGATAGGCAAAAGATCGGTTGTTTGGCCATTTGGCGCTGGGCATGGCGAGATAATGCGCGAAGGCGTCCACGCATTCCTGATGCTGCGCGTGATAGTAAAGCTCGCGGGCGTAGTAAAATGCGCTGCGCTCACAGTTCGTGTCCTCGTCCCGCGCCGCCTTCAGCATGTCCAGGTATTGACCACGGCTTTTGGTCGGGTCGGGCAGGTGCTTCATCAACAGCTTGTCGGTGTCCACCCACGCCTCTGTAATGCGCTTATCCGCCGTGATGTATTCGTGGCAGAGATACGCCCACCGATAGCCGTGGCGGGAGTGAATTTTCTCGTTCTGGAAAATCAGCCCTTGGCCGCAGTCAAACGGGTAGCGCATCCGCGTCGTCTCGCCCAACTGCCAGAGGCGTTCTATTTCCTCTCGCCAGCCGGGTTCCAACACCTCATCCAGATCGACGCTGACACACACGTCGATGTCGGCAGGCACCAGGGCTAAGGCGGCGTTGCGTGCCACGTCGAACCGCCAGGGCCGCACGGAGATGGTATGCACCAGCGCGCCGCACCTCACGGCCAGTTCCGCCGTCTCATCCGTGCTGCCGGTGTCGGCAATCACGATGGCGTCGGCGTCCCGGGCGGCTTCGCAAAAGCGTTCTACAAATTGTGCCTCATTTTTGGCGATAGCGTAAACAGCGATTTTCAAGGGTGGCCTCGTTATCAAGCCCCAGCGCGTGGCGTATTGGGGGCGGTTTGCGACGATCCATGGCCGCGCCTCGTCGATGTGGCGCTGGTTGTCGTGCCCGATGGTGGACGATCCGACGTGATGCACATAGGCACGCGACACAAAATGCTGATAGCCCAGCGCCGAAAGGTCGGCGCACTGCACGTCGTCCGAATACCAGTTGATTGGCGGAAACGGTGCGGCTTCAAAAGCCTCACGACTAATCCAAGCCAAGATGGGCGAGACGGCCTCAACCTCCACCGGGTCGGGATTCCGCATATGGTGAATGTTCTGGCAGTAGCGCACGGAGTCGGATCGCGCGGCGACAAGGCCAAGGCGCGGCACCGTAGCGCGCAGGGTGGCTACATCCTCCATCAGCACGCGGATGGTCGAGGGGTTCAAAACGATGTCGTCGTTGGCAATCAGGATTTCGTCGTGCGTCTCAAATGCTTTTTGCATTGCATAATTGTATGCGGCGCCGAAATTGCCGTGGCCGGTGCGGAAGACCTGCAATTCGGTTTGTAGCGCGCCGTAGGCGTGGACGCTCTCGCGCATCACGGTCAGCGGCGAAGGCCCGGAGCCTTCAAGCCGCGTCGTACAAACTACCAGCGGAATCACTTATCGGCTTTCTTATCCAGCTTTTCAAAGATCGCCTTCAGCATGTCTTTCATTTCGCCAATGTCCTGGCGGTAATCGGACTTGCTGACATAAGAGACATGCATCTCGCGCTCAAGCCTGATCAGGCTTTCCTTCAACGATCCAATAGCGTCCCAGACTGTCTTGAGTAACCAGCCGAAGCCGGCCACCCCAAGAGACATCATGGCGTTGAAAATGTCTTGCTGGCTCATTTTAGCATCTCCGGCCAAATAATATCCCAGGGAAACCCCGGTTGAGACGGCACGTCTCGCAGAGCTTGCCTGTAGGTGGCAACGTCGAAGTCGAGGCCGTTGCCTTCCTCGAGGGCCTTGATCACGCGCCAGTCGGTGGCGGCGAGGCGGGCATTGCGATCTGCCCGAACCGAAGCCGCTTGCTGGTCGGTCATGGCGTCAATCTCGGCCTGCGGGATGGCTTCGACAGCCCACTGCTGAATCCAAGATTGCCCGTCATACAACGGGGCAATCTCAACCATGCGCTGCGTCAAAACATCAACCACCGGCTGAGCCGAGTAATGGACCGGGAACACGTTCCATTCGGCCAGACTGGCAGGCGACAGGATGCCGTTCGGGAAACTTGTCGAAGGGGTGTCCCGCATCAGATCAGTCTGCGTGTAAGGATACGCAACAATCTGATTGTCGATGGCTTTGACGTAGAGCATCTTAGTCTCCTAGTTGCTGCTTCAGCACCGCCAGCATCACCTTGGCCTTCTTCTGCTCTAGCCGCTCAGAGGCGAGAAGGCCAGTCAACTGATCGACA